CAGACTTTCCGCTGACCCGCATTCAGGGTGCATTCAATGAAATTGGCTGCATTGCACCGTACTCGGTTGCCAAGCTGGACAATGGCATCTTCTGGCTGGGTGCTGACGCTCGCGGGCAGGGCATTGTCTACCGCGCCAACGGCTACACGGGACAGCGCGTTTCTACTCATGCAATTGAGTACGCCATCCAGTCGTATAGCACTATTGCGGACGCCATTGCTTATACCTATCAGCAAGAAGGCCACGCATTTTATGTGCTTACCTTCCCGACCGCTGGCAAAACGTGGGTCTACGACGTAGCCGTCAACTCCTGGCATGAACGTGCCGGGTTTTTGCTAGGCGACTTTGTGCGCCACCGCAGCAACTGCCACGCAGCGTTTAACAACGTCCCGCACGTTGGCGACTTTGAAAACGGCAAGGTATACGTCCTTGACCTGTCCGTGTACGCCGACGATGGTCAGCCGCAAAAGTGGCTACGGTCGTGGCGAGCGCTGCCTACGGGTCAAAATGACCTAAAGCGCACGACGCACCATGCCCTGCAACTGGACTGCGAGTCGGGCGTAGGGCTGTCCGGTTTGGACATCTCGGACACCTCCAGTTACATCACCATGCTGACCGAGGGCGATGTCACCATCACCACGGAGGCCGATGCAGACCTGCTGGTTGCCGAGTACGGCATTATCGGCGTGAACCCCAAAGTCATGCTGCGCTGGTCGGATGACGGCGGTCACACTTGGTCTAACGAACACTGGTCGCAGATGGGCAGGATTGGCGGCTACAGCCAGCGCGTGTTCTGGCGTCGGCTTGGCATGACGCTAAAGTTGCGCGACCGCGTATACGAAATATCCGCAACAGACCCGGTTAAGACCGTCATTATGGGCGCTGAACTCATACTGAGCGGCACCAATGCCTGAGAACCCGCCAGACGTTACCCAGATACCCGCCCCGCGTGTTGACTTCATTGACAAGCGCACGGGGCTGATGTCGCGTGAGTGGTATCGCTTTTTCGTCAACATCTACAACATTGCGGGCGGCGGGACTAGTTCCGTCTCCCTAGCCGACTTGCAAGTTAGCCAGATAGGCGGCGTGTCGTTTGACTCTGTAGCGGAGATGATGAAAACGCTGCAAGACCTAGAGGTGCAGCCGCCCATAGTGCCGTCTACCGCAGTTACCTATTCTGTCTTTACCTCTACCACCAATGGCCTCACTCCTGCGTCTGGTGGCGGCACGACCAACTACCTGCGGGCAGATGGAACTTGGGCGGCACCCCCTGGCACCCTGAGCATAAGTTTTGCCAACCCGACCGCCAATGTTGGCCCTACGGCTATCAATGGCACGGCAACTACGGCTATGCGCTCAGACGCCGCGCCTGCGCTAAACCAAACCGCCAACTACACCATGACGGGGCAGTGGTCTTTTGACAGAGCCAGCACAACCTCGGCGCTAAACATTTACGCTAACGGTACAAACTGGCAGTGCGTTGCTGGGTTTGCGGGTTCCGCTGAATTCAAAATGGACATTGCTGGTACTGCTACTGGCTTTGGCGTTTACGTCACCGGCACCAAGTACCTTGACGTTACGGCGGGCAACGTGTCCGTTCCGGCGGGTACGTTCAAAGTTAACGGCGCGACCATTCAGGCAGGCACCGGCAGTCCTAACGGCGTTGTGACTGGCAATCCCGGCGATATGTACCTAGACAAAAATGGCGGCGCAGGCACGACCTTGTATATCAAGGAATCTGGGTCAGCAACCAATACTGGCTGGGTTGGCAAGTGACCCGCGTTACCTTTCGGAGTGAACCATGACCGTCAATCTTTCCCCCGTTGCTGGCGCTGGCTGGCAGTTCTTTACCGACACCGGCACGGTTCTGTCTGGCGGCCTGCTGTACACCTACGCAGCCGGTACTACCCTGCCCGCCACCACCTATCAGGACTCGGCAGGGCTGGTGCCTAGCGCCAACCCCATCGTGCTGGACTCCGCTGGGCGGGTGTCTGGCGAGGTCTGGCTGACCTCCGGTACGGCCTACAAGCTCGTCCTGAAGACCTCCGCTGGCGTGACCATCTGGACGATGGACAACCTGCTGGGCATCAACGACGCTACCGCTGTGGCGTGGGCGGCTATCACCGGCAAGCCCACTACCATCTCCGGCTACGGCATCACAGACGGCCTCACAACGACCGTGGCGGCGACTACCTACGCTCCCCTAGCCTCGCCTACCTTCACGGGTACGGCGTCCGCTAAGGACGAACTGGTCAACACCTACAACCTCGGCTGGCGGGACTGCCCGCAAAACGCCCAAACGGGCAGTTACCAGTTGGTGCTGGCGGACCGTGGCAAGCAGGTGCTGATAAACGGTACGTCCCTGACGCTGACCGTCCCCGCCAACGGCACGGTGGCCTTTCCCATTGGCGCGACTATCATGGTGGTCAACACCAACGCCACCTCGCTGACCATTGCCATCACCACGGACACCATGACGCTGGCTAACAGCACCACGACCGGCAGCCGTACCCTTGCCCAAAACGGCATGGCGACCCTGACCAAGATTGGCACGACCAACTGGCTGATTGCCGGTTCGGGTCTGACCTGATGAGCGGCATTCTCGCCGGAGTGCTGGTTAACAGCAGCGCCTCGCCCGGTACGTTTGACTACGGCACCGCAGGCACCGGCACCCTGACCATTCCCAGCGGCTACACGACCTGCACCCTACAGGTGTGGGGCGGCGGTGGCGGCGGCGGCAGGGGCGGCGCTTTCGGTGCTTTTGGCGGCGGCGGCGGTAGCGGCGGGTACTCCAAGAGCAGCCTTACCGTGACGGGTGCGGGTGGGCAGACAATTCTCTATACTGTCGGCGCCGGGGGCATTTCCAACGGGGGTGCTGGCGGTCTGTCTAACGCCTACGCAGGCACGTTCACCATGACCACGTTGACTGGCAATGGTGGCAACGGCGGTACGCCGGGCGTGGACGGTACGGGCGGTACGGCTACTGGCGGTACGGTCACCAACACCACTGGCAACAGCGGGTCTACGGGTGGCGGTGGCGCAGGTGTTGCGGGCGATGGCAGTCTCACGGCAGGTGCCGGTGGCGATGGCGGTGACGGGGCTGAAGTTGGCCCGCCGTACATTCCAGCCACTAGCGGGTTGCCTGGTGAAGCCGGTCGCGTCCGGTTCGTCTTCAGTTAAGGAGTGGACATGGAAACTTTGTTTAGCGTGATAGTGCTGGCCTTCTTTGCCTACGGGGCTTACAAGGTTTGGTACGTTCCACGCGAAACTGCCAAGAAGGCTAGCGGCACTCGTTTGGCTGACGCTGCAGAGCAGGCCAAGAAATGACCGTCACGCTACGGGTGTTGATACCGTCCAAGATTGCGGAGTCTGCCCAGACTACGCAGTACACGGCTGGCGGCGTCAAAACCATCATCGACAAGTTTACGGCGACCAACTACTCGGCGTCGGCGGCTACCCTGTCTGTCAACTTGGTCACCCAGTACGACAGTACCGGCAACCAGAACCTGACCGTGAAAACGAAGTCGCTGGCGGCGGGTGAGACGTACACGTTCCCCGAGATTGTCGGTCACTACCTAGAGTCCGGCGGGTACATCTCGACCATCGCGGGTACGGGGTCGGCTATCAACATCCGCGCCAGTGGGCGGGAAGTGACGTGAGCCATCGGGAGTCACTGACGGCGCATTTCGAGCGGCTAGACCTGCCGCCGGATGCCGCCGCGTGGCTCCTGAACCTGTGGGACGTGATACAGGTGTTTGACGACCTGTACGACCGCGATGAAGTGTCGCGGCACGCCATCCTGACGACCGTATGGCGGGTGCTAGTGTCCATGCCTGCCAACCCGTTCTACAAGGTTAATGAGCCGCACCTGTCGCCCGTTATCGCCAACGCCCTGTTCAAGTGGCAGGCGGCGAATGTGGCAGAGGATGACAACGCGCCTACGGAGGTTTCCTTCGTGTGGCGTGCTGCTTTTTACGATGTTGTGTTAATGGTAGTCGCGCTTTGTCACGGCCCCGACAAAGCACTAGAAATGGCACACGATGTGATGGGGCTGTACGGCGAAAAGTACGCCGACTACCTGAAGGAGTTTGACCATGCCTAATCCCCTAGTTGCTGTTGCTGTAGCAAAAGCTGGAGGCTCTGTCCTCAAAGCCTCAAACGCCAAAAAGGCGGCAAAGAAAGCCGCTGAAACTGAAGCTGCTGGTCAAGAAAAGGCACTTGCTCTTCAAAAGGAAATGTTTGATAAGCAAGTTGCCCTTCAGGAGCCGTTTCGTCAGGCAGGCGTTACCAGCACCGCTGAACTCATGCGGCAAATGGGCTTGGGCGGTGATGCGGCCTCGCAGGGCTACGGCAATATGCTGCGTGACTTTACGATGGCAGACTACCAGGCTGACCCCGGCTACGCTTTTCGTTTGCAGGAAGGCCTGAAAGGTCTTGACCGCCAAGCGGCTGCACGCGGCGGGCTTATCTCCGGTGCTGCCCTAAAAGCCGCTAGCGACTTTGCTGGCAAGCAAGCGTCGGCTGAATACTCTAATGCCTACAACCGCTACAACCAAAATCGCGGTATGCGCTACGATATGTTGACAGGCCAGCAGAACGTCGGTGCAAACGCCGTAAATGCCCTTGGCGAGTCAGGACGCAATTACGCTAACGTAGGCGGCACTAATCTTGTTGGGGCGGCTAATGCTCGCGCATCTCAATATGCGCCAATTGCTAACGCCAACAATGCCTTGATTGGCAACTTGACCTCGTTTGGCACCGATTTGCTTGGCGGGTTTAAAACCCCCAGTAGTAGCGGCTCGTCTAGCGGCATATGGGTTTAACCGCGTGATTGGTCAGTAAGGAAATTGCCATGCCTGTAGAAATGCCTGATATTTCGCTCATCTCGGATAGCGAATCAATCTTTGCCCCGGTTCAGCGGGCGCAAGCGTACAAGCAGCAGCAGAATGCCCTTGCTCGTCAGCAGGCCGTCCGCAATGCCCTTGCCGCCAACATTGACCCCGCCACTGGGCGAACCAATTGGCAGAATGCTTATGCTATGGGCGGGCAGGATGTTGCGCCTGAGTTGCAGGGTATGCAGCAGGCTGACTTGATGGCGCAAGCTGAGTTGTCGCATAAGCGTGGCTTGGGGACTAAAGCAAACCTTGATGCTCAAGGCGAATACTGGAAACAACAGCGCGATACAGCGGCGCGTATTCGTGACCAATCTTCATGGTCTACTTGGCGCAGTACTTTGCCCGGCGAGTATCAGCAGTTTGTTCCTGAGGAATATTCGCCTGAAAACCAGCGCATGACGCTTGCCACTGCTGACAAAGCACTAGAAATGTTTGCCCCTAAGATTCAGTTTCAGGACACCGCAGCGGGCGTTGAAGGAATTGACGTTAGCCCTGACAGCCCGACGTTTGGGCAGACGCGCATTCGTCGTGGGGCTGCACCAAAAGCGCCCGGCACTGTTGTCAATGTTGGCGACAAAGGCAACATTGCCGCAACTGAAGGCGTTTTTAAAAGGCTTATCAATACCCGAGAAGGCTTGGTTCAAGCCCCTGTCCTTTGGCAAAACCTTGAAGATGCCAAGTCGCTTGTTGAGAAAGCGAAGGGCTTCATGGGCGCTGGCGGCGAATTTAGTCTCGAAGCGGCTAGCTTTCTTAACAACCGCTTTGGAACCGACATTGACGTAGAAGGCGTTAAGAATGCCACTCAACTGCGCTCGCGTATGTTCCAAGGCATTGTGTCTACCCTTAAGCAACTCGACTCCAATCCGTCGCAGTCGCAGCAAGCGGCGTTGCAGCAGGCACTTGGCGGTCTTGGCACTGACCCAAACGCCATGATAAATGTTATCAATGTAGCGCAAGACATCATCAGTGGGCGGGTTGAACGTTACAACAAGGACGCTACCAAGGCTAGTCAAAAATTGGACTTCCCAATTGATATGCCAATTGAGATGCCCACGCGACAAGCACCGACCGCTACAGGCTCGCCGCCTCCTCCGCCCGGCTTTAAGATTCGTACGAGGTAGTTATGCCCACCATTCAAACCGCCACAAACGACAAAGGCGATACCGTTGCGTTGGTAGACAACCAATGGGTTCCCGTTAAAGCCACGGCAACGGACGCTAAGGGCAACAATGCCTACCTTGTCGGCGCAAACTGGATGCTAGACCAGCCTGATGAAACCGCGCCTGCCAAGCCTAAATTGACGGCAGGACGTGTTGCGGGGCTTACAACCACGGGCGTATCTCCCTATGCCGCCGCAATTGGGGTTGGCGGAGCATTAGGCGGACGTCCCGGCGCAATGGCGGCTACGGGGGCTTTGTTTGCCGCCGATGTGCTTCCTAATGTCTACAATTTTCTTGGGCAATATGCGGGGCTTCCTCGCATTCCCACTGGCTCAGAAGCCATACAAAGTGGCCTTAACAAATTGGGTGTTGGCAGTGCACCTGCAACGCCTAACGAGCAGATGTACGTTAACGCTGTTGAAGCGGCTACGGGCGCTGGCGCTCAAGCGCTTGCATCAAGAACTGCCGCATCGCTGCTTCCGCGAGGCACTACTGCACGAAACGTAGCGCGTGAATTGTCGCGTCAACCAGGCGCTCAGGTTGCTGGCGGCGTCGGCGCATCTGCTACCGCAGACTATGCGCGTGAGAAGGGCATTGATAACCCAGTATTGTTGGCGGCTGCTGGTCTTGTTGGCGGCGTAACCGCTGGCGGCGCTGCATCAAAAGCCAGCGGCGCATTTAGGCCGAATACCGCCATTGGCGACGTTCGTAACGCGGCAAAATCTAAGTACGCTGAAGTTGATGCGGCAGGCGTTGGTTTTGACCCCACTAGTTACGACAATTTTATCGACACGGTTCAGCAGAACCTAACTAACGCTGGCTTTAACCCCAGCGCACACACCGCTGTTGCAGGTTGGGTAAACAAACTTGAGGCCATGCGCGGGCGCGGCGCTAGCCTGTCTGAACTGGATGCCTTCCGTAGCGAACTGAGAAAGAAACTTGGCGGTTCGTCTGATGACAATACTCGCCGTCTTGTCAGCGAGTTTTCTGACGAAATTGACAATTATGTTGGTAATGCTGGGCCGCAAGACATTTTTGCTGGCAACCTTCCGCAGGCGCAACAGGCTATTGGTGATGCTCGCCGATTGTGGACTGCTGTATCTAAAGGCGAAAAGATTGAAGAACTGTTTCGTCGGGCTAGCATTTCTCCGTCTAGCAAGGCAGAAGCCATTCGTAATGAGTTCCGCAGCCTTGCGTTGAACCAAAAGAAAATGCGCCAGTTTTCGCCAACCGAGCGTGAGTTTATTGAGCAGATAGCCCGTGGGCGTCCGCTTGCCAAAGCGCTTGAGTTCCTTGGCGACAAATCCATGCAGACTGGCGGTTATGTGGCTATGGGTAGCCCTGCCGTGTTGGCTGCGGGCGGGTCTAACTTTATGCCAGGCTTTGACCCCACCACAGGCTTGGCGGTTGGCACGGGCATGGTTGCAGGTGGCGCGGGGATGAAAGGCATCGCAAATGCTATGACGGAGTCTCAGGCTCGCAATATGCAGCGTTATGCCCTTGGGCAGCGCCGTCCGCCCGGCTTGTCTCGCAACGCGCTTATGTCGCCTGCTGCCCAAAACGCATTGGCAGGGGCAACCATAGACCCAGAACTTGCCGCCATGCTTGGTTACCCCGGCGCTCAGGATTAAATCATGGAAACCCTCAGCCTGTTCCAAGCCCTGCTCGCCATCGCTGTGTCGGTTGCCGGTTGGTTCCTGCGGATGCTATGGGACAACCACACTGCGCTAGAGAAAACCATCATGCAGCACCAATTGGATGCCTCCGAGAAGTTTGTCCGCAAGGATGACTACCGCGTGGACATCACCGAGGTGAAGGGGATGCTGGACAAGATATTCAACCAGCTCAACAGCAAGGTTGATAAGTGATTGGCGTCTTCGCTGCCCTCGTGCTGTCCGTCACTGACGGCGACACCTTCCGCGCCCGCATCCCCGTATGGGACAACGTGGAAGTGGTCACCGCAGTTCGCATCCGTGGCATAGACACGCCCGAGATAAAGGGCAAGTGTCCTGCCGAGAAGGCGGCTGCACTGGAAGCCAAGGCCCGCCTGACAGCCCTGCTGAACGGTCCCGTGCAATTGCTCCACGTTGACCCNGACAAGTACGCTGGTCGCGTGGACGCTGACGTATCCGTAAACGGCAAGTCCGTGGCGGCTGTACTCATCGCGGAAGGGCTGGCCCGTCCCTACACGGGCGGCGCACGGCAGGGGTGGTGTCCATGAGTTTCGAGCAGGCCGTTGCCCTTGTCCTGAAGCATGAGGGCGGGTACAGCAACGACCCAAAAGACCCAGGCGGCGAGACGCGCTTCGGCATCAGCAAGCGTGCCTACCCCGACGTAGACATCCTCCGGCTGACCGAGGACGAGGCCAAGGCCATCTACCGGCGCGACTACTGGAACACCCTACGCCCCGACGAGATACCCGCCCCGCTTGCCATGTGCCTGTTTGACTGCGCGGTGAACATGGGGCGCGACAAGGCTATACGGCTGCTCCAGAGAGCCTGTGGCGTGGCTCAGGATGGCGTGATGGGGGGCAACACCATCGCCGCCGCAAATCGGCTCCCAGAGCCTGTGGTGCGGTTCTCCGCCGAGCGGGTAATTGCCTACACCGGCATTCGTGGTTTCGACACCTTCGGCAAGGGCTGGCTGCGGCGCACTATCGCCGTGGCCTTGGAGGCAAGCAAATGACCCCACTTATCGGCGGACTGCTGGACGCTGGCCTGAAGGTGCTGGACCGCGTACTGCCTGACCCTGCCCAAAAGGCGGCGGCGCAGTTGGAACTGCTGAAGTTGCAGCAGTTGGGTGAGTTCAAGCAACTGGAAGCCGACCTGCAACTGGCGCTGGCGCAGACCGAGGTGAACAAGGTTGAGGCGGCATCCGCTGACCCCTTCAAGTCAGGCTGGCGTCCTGCCGCTGGCTGGGTCTGCGTGCTGGGCCTGCTGTACCAGTTCCTGCTGCAACCCCTACTCGCCTGGGGGTCGGTCATACAGGGCTACGCTGCCCCGCCTGTGCTGGAATTAGGCGACCTGTACGGGTTGCTGTTCGGTATGCTGGGCTTGGGTGCGTACAGGTCTGTGGAACGGGTGAAGGGCAAAGCCTAGCCCAAGCAGATAATGCACAGGCGGTAAACGGTATCCCCCACCGCCTGGTTGCGACAAACCCAGCACGGTCCGTCGCCCTTTACCTTGCCCGACAGCAGTTTCTGCACAGCCGTGCGCCTGCGATGGTAGTCGCGCTTGTCCTGCCGTATCTCCTCCAGCGTGCGCTTACCCTGCCGTACAGGCTGTTTAGCCTTGTACGCAGCCCGGTCTACATTCGTGCAGACCCGGCAGACGGGTCGTCTACCGGCACGCCCATTCCACGGGAAGCTGTCAAGCGGCTTCTCCTCCTTACAGCGGGTGCAGGCTTTTACGACTTTCACGGCTGCTCCCGTCGCGTGGCATAGCCCGGCTCTACGATGATGGCGTACTTAACAGGCTTCGCCGCCCGTTCCTTATAGTCCGCGCACACCCGCTTGTGGCCCCAATGTTCGGGGTTCTCGTAGTTCCACCGCAGCCCCTTGCCCTTGTAGAAACGTGGCTTGTGGCCTTTTTCGCATGGGCTGCGATTATCCCATTCATTTAAAGGACGGTAGTTGCTGCACTTGTAGCAATTAACGGCTTTCACGCTCTGCTCCTTACCCAGTCCACGGTCAGCAACAGGATGCAGGCAACCACCGCCACCCACACCAACACGCAGATGCCCGTGGCGACGATGAGGCCGTAGCCAAACAGTTCCAGTTCAGTCATCGCAGCGTCTCCGGCTTGTGTACGTTGCGCCGCAAAACCTCGTTCTCCTCACGGAGCAAATGGTTGTCGATGACTACGCGCTCCAGTTCAGCCTGCAACGCCTTGAGCCGCTGCTCCTGCTGTGCCTGCCGTTCCAGCAGGTCAAAGTCTGCCTCATTCATAATTTGCTTACCTCGTTGATTCGTTCGCCTATGTGACGCATCACCGGCACTGCCATTGAGTTACCTAGTGCCTTGTAACGCGGCCCATCCGGTGACTCGGGCTTGTTGCGCCAAGGAATGTTCGTGTAGCCGTCAGGGAAGCCCTGTAGGCGCTCACATTCCACGGGGGTAAGGCGGCGCACCTGCATGGCGGTTTCAACACATTGCGGATGTCCACCACCAGTCGGTGAGCCAGTGGTAACGGTAAAAGCCACATCACTGCTCGCTTTTGGTGTTTGCTTTGTTGTAAAGGCAACCGCTACCACATCCATGCCCCGGTCGGCGCACGGGCTGCTGTCGTGCCGGGCAGTCAGGCTGCGGGCAATGTCGCCGCCAAAAGCCACCGCATGAACATCCGTCTTGGTCAGCGTAAACATCGCGCCACTAGCGTCTGCTCCGCTGCCCTGCGGGCCGGCGTGTTCACTGCGACCGATGACCGTGCCTTGTATGGCGACTGGCTGCACAACATTCGTACCAACGCCCGCCTCAGTCAGCGTGCTGGTGACATCCGTTTCGTTGACATACAAGCCGCCGTTTGGTCGGTCTGACCGCACGCCGTTGGCATCGCAAAACGTGATGTTGTAGGCAATGGGTTGCAGCACCGCACCAAAGTTTGCCTTATCAGGCATACGCTGGGCGCCGCTTGCGTTTTGCTTGGTCAAAGTTGGCGCTACGTCTTCCCCGTCCCACCAGCACCCGGACACAAGACTGGCGGTATCTTGGTCATTGCGAGCGGCAACGGTCTTTGACAAGTCGCCAGTGTCTGCCTGATTAAAGGCGTCAAAGGCAACCGGAACAAACAGTCCGGCTCCGCCATTGATGTGCTGATTTTCCTGCCCCTGCTTGCTGCCGAAACAGGCATTCAGCGTCGGGCTTACTTCTGCGGGCCAGCCACCTGTTCCAGTGCTGCTTGCAGTGCCGGCGGCAGTTCCTTTCCGCGTTTGTCGGCTCGGCGCAGGATGCCCTGACAAGCTGTGGCGCTCAAAAAGAACCGCTGCGGCACGATGCCAGTCTCCAAGGTGTCCGACAACGAACACACGACGGCGTCGCTGGGCCACTCCGAAGTACTGAGCGTCCAAAACTCGGTAGGCGAACCCATACCCGAGTTGGCCCAGCATCCCGAGGAAGGAGCCAAAATCCCGTCCTCCGTTGCTGGACAGCACTCCGGGGACGTTCTCCCAAACCAACCACTGGGGGCGGTAGCGTTGAGCAATGGAGCCAAAGGTGAGCATGAGGTTGCCACGCGGGTCATCCAGTCCCTTTCGGAGTCCGGCGACGCTGAAGGATTGGCAGGGAGTTCCTCCGACGAGAACATCGACATTTGCATCGGGCCATTCCTTAAAGCGGGTCATGTCGCCCCAGTTCGGGACGGACGGGTAATAGTGCGCCAGCACTGCTGACGGAAACTTCTCAATCTCGCTGAACGCTACCGGCTCCCAACCCATGTGGTGCCAAGCGCAGGTTGCGGCTTCAATCCCGGAGCAGACGGAAATGTACTTCACAGTGCAGCCCTCAGTTCTTCCATCTGGCATTCCATCTTGCCAATCTGCTTGTGCAGCAGGTCAATGACCTCGCGCTGGGCAACAACCACTTTCTCCAGTGCCGCTATCGTGTCATCGGACCGGACAACCGCTTCTTTGTAGCGGGCAAATTGCACTTGTTCTGTAAGTGTCATTTCTGTTCCTCAGTGTTCTTTGCGCGGACCTGAATAGAACAACTCACGCGAGTACGCATTGAGAATGTCAGCCTTTATCTTTCCTTTTTCTTCGTCGGAAGCGTCAGGATAATCTTGCGTTACAACCTCATCTAGAATTTCCATTGCACGCTTTGCAACGTCATCAATGGTGCAAATACTCATTTTTGTTCCTTCGCAGCTTTGTGGCCTTCTAGCCATGCCTGCTGCATGAGTTTTACCGTCTCGTTGTGCGGGTACAGCACGCCGGTACGGGATTCGGTAAGGATGCGGACAGCGGCGGATTCCGCTGCCTGCACCAGTTCCCGCCGATAGTCAGCGCGGGTCTTTTTCATCAAAAGGGAACCGGGTCATCAAACGCAATGTCAGCCGCCTTTTTGTCATCGAAAGGCGCAGCCTGAGACTCGCCAGTGGGACGCCCGCCCTGCAAGGCAATGTCCGCCACGTCGCAGGTGATGCTTGCGCCCGGCCCGTTCTTGGTCGTGTACGTCCGCAGGTCAAACTGCCCGTACACGGTCACCGGAGTACCCTTGGTGATGTACTTGGCAACCTTCTCGGCACGCTGCCCGAACATGGAGCAGTCAATCCACAGCGCGTGCTTCTTGTCGCCAAAGCCCACGTCCACGACAACCTTGAAGTTGGCAACGTGACGGCCCTGCGGCGTCTGACGGAGTTCTGCGTCCTGACCGACGCGACCAGTGATAGTGATGATGTTCATTGTTAGACCTTGGTGATGGTGGAACGCTTCTGGACGATGGCCTTGCGGGCCTCGGCCTTCTCATGCTCGGCAAAAGTTTCCGTAGCCTTGTACAGATTGCGGAGAACCTCCTCGCTGGTGGCATCCTCGGTAGCCGCTAGTACGTCCAACAGGGCGTTGCTGGGCTTGGCAGGGACTGCCGGACGGTTGTGGGCAGCAGAGTTGCCATCGTCGTCGGCTTGGGAAATCGACGCCATAGCCGATAAACTATAGCGACGCAAATACGTCGTAGCAGCTCCAACGCCCTGCGCGTCCACCTTAGCCGGGGTGCAGGACGCTACGCTGGTGACGTAACCGCCCTCTTTGTGAACCAGCGCGGTCGTGACGAACACCAGCCCGTCGCTGTAGCCCGTGGACTGGATGATAGCCAGCCCATGCTTGGCAAACACCGGACGCACGGTATCCAGCACTTCGGCAAGGTCGGCATAGGACGGCTTACCGTTCTTGCTGAACCCGCCGTTGACTGCGTTCTTGGTAGCGTTCTCCACTTCGGACTGGGCAAGCGCAAGCGCGGCAAACAGTGCGGCGTTGCTGTGGTCAAGGTTCATCATTTCGCTTTCTCCTGAAGCATGGCGATAGTGTCGTCAATCTCGCCAAGGAACTTACGCACCTCGGTCTCAAGCGTGTCGATGTACGCCTGGTCGCGGTCAATCCGGTCTACAAAAAAGTCCATACCCCTCGGCAGGCGCGGGTCGTAACTGCAAAAGTAAACCTCTTTCGCGCCCGTCATCCACATTTGCCCCTGCAACTGCGCCATGTGCATGGGGTCCATGCCGTCCATGATGGTCTGCAAGTGCGTGTTCGTGGTCGGGCATTTGAACTCTACCAACCCGTCACCGCCGTTGATAACGCCGTCTGGGGACGCGCCCACCATCAGGGTCGGGTGCTTGATGAAGCCCACAAGGTCAACCATGAGGTGCATACGCTGCACAAACTCAGCCCGCGCAAAACCCTCTTGGTCGATGCCCCACTGCATGGCGGCGTTGACGTAATGCTCCGTGGCACGGCCCGTCAGGCGCTCGGTCACAAGCTGCCACTTGTAGGTGTCACGGGCGGCAAGGTAGCCACCCTTCTTGCCCGGCAGCAGGTGCTTGAACTGGCTGGCGGTCACAAAGCCCACGCGCTCTAGCAGCCACGCGGCCTGTTGGTTCGGATTGTCACTCATGGTGTACCC